CGGTGCCCAAAAATCTCGAACCTTGGTCTGGAACGCTTCAAACGTTGATCTTCCGTGCGCCCAGAGTTTCCTGATAGCGTCTTCGCAATTGCTTATCGCTGCTTCAGTAAGGATGTTTTCAATATCCGATCCGGTTTTGGTACCTTTAGGTTTTCGTACCCAGTTAGTTATATCGATACTCTCGAAATAATCGGGTACACTAATCCACACCCCAGGTTTCATGGGTGTGTCAGTAAAGAAACGGAAACCCCTTTTTAAGAAAGTGGCCTCCTCTAGCGTACAATACTTGCGCATTGTACCATTTTTAAGGACGTCGGTGTAAGTGACGTCAAATTGCGCGAAGTAATCGGAGATGGTTTGGTTATTAAATCTATCGATAACATCGGGGTGGACAGCAAAGATCACATCATCGCCATAACAGAAAAACTTTACATACTTTCGAAACAAATGAAGACCCATCTTCATTATTCCAAGCCAAGCACATCGCATATAGCGCATCGCTGCTTTCGAATTTCTTATTACAGTGTTGATAGCACCAGAAGGACTCCCGCACCACAGCTTTACAACTGTGTCAAATGCAAGATTCAAACTATGTGCTGTTCGCTTTGCTAGCATTTTGCGAGCTGTACTTGCATCTACTTCCTCACCACCAAAATGTTCATACCATTCAACTTCTGTTACATGATCATCGATGACAAACAGATCTAGCAACCTAGGTCCAAACTTCTTGAAATCGCCAACGCATATATAATTGCTCATTGAGAGCAGTTCTACTGCTAGTTCATGCCATTCCAAAGAGTCAGGATTTATCCCAACGCAGTGTTCCAGTTTCATTCGATGATGCTGGAACGCTGCGTTGAAATCCATCAAATATCTTCGCGTGTTGATTGTTAATTCCAAGGGACTCCCTTGGATGAGACGAACGTTGTCCAACTTGTCTAGCCTTAAGCGCTCATCTTTTAGCGCGCACTGGAAAATTGTTAAAGGCACAAGGCCCTCTTCCATTTGCATTTCAGCCAATTTTATCTGATCGTATAAATGTTCTTGAATCTTGGTAAGATTTCCATCTTCATCAAATTCTAATACATCGGATTTCTTTGAGGTATTTTTGTTGCAGCACCATGGAAAACCAGGACTAGTACTCATTGTTAAACGAGGA